AATTCAGTAATTATTTTTAAGTACTCAGACATTTTTTCATTCATTTTTTCAAATGAGAAATTTGTTTTTGAATGATAGGCTTGACGTTTTCCTCCATCAACATAGTCTTTATAGTTTTCAAATATGTCTTTTAAATAATGTCCTACTTGACCATGATCAGGTGTAAACCATTGTGATTCTTTTAACAAGAACTGATTAGCAGCACTTGGATGAACATCTGTTAATGTACCTGAAATTAATGTTGTAAATCCTGTGTTTAAGAAGTCTAAATGGCCACTCCAATTAGTTGTTAAGATTGGTTTTTTACTTTGTGTAAATTCAAGTAATGGTCTTCCAAATCCTTCACCTTTAGTAAGTGACACCATTGCTTTCACTTTTACATGATTGTAAATCTCATTCATTTCAGCATCTGTAAATTCACCATGTAACAAATAAATGTTTGGTAAATCTTTTGAGCTAACAGTGTTTCGAATTTGATGAATACGTTTTAAAACTTCATCTCGATCCATATAAGATGGACCAATAATAGATGTTTTTAAAACTAAAGCTGGTTTGTTTTTCTTGCCTTTAAAAGTCTCAAAAAACGCTTTAATTAATAGGCCTACGTTTTTACGATCTTCTCCTAAATCACCTTGTAGCCAGTGGCCTACAAACAAATAACAAAAATCTTCAGGAATTGTATTTAATGTTCCAATTTCTTTACTTGGTTTATCTAAATGTTTGTAAATGTTAAGATCAATTCCTTCGAAAATAACTTCAATAGGAACTTTTAATTCTACAACACTTTCAACTTGTTTGGTTTGTTCATTTACTTTTTGATACTTAGAATCTAAAAATGCTTTTTTAGAATGTTCAGATGAAACAAGTACTAAGTCTACTTTGTTGCATCCCTCAATCCAATCACCAGGCACAATAGTTGTTTCTAAACCAGCTGTAATTCCAATGTTGTATTTACCAACTTTTTGAAATTCATTTGGAACTGTAATCCAAATAAAAATATCTGGTTGAGATGTAAGTTGACCTGTGATAAAGTGAGGTTCTAAGAATTTCCACTCAGGATTTTCTTCAATAAAGCCTGTAGGTGTGTTTCCCCAAGCGCATGGAATGATTTTAATGTCCCATTCATCTTTTTTTAAGTCAATAATTGATTTGACTGTGTCTCTTGATCTAGACCCATATCCTGATAATGTATCTACTGGAGCGTAGATGACACATGTATTTTTACTATTCATAGATTTTATTTTAATAAAGAAGTTTATGGTTTAGTACTCTTTTTTCTACATTTTTGGTATTGATAAGTTCAAATCTTTTTCTAGGTTTCCAAGTTTTAAAGAGATTATCTAAAGTCTCTATAATTCGTTTACCCATCTTTTCAGATGTAAATCCTGCTTCATCACTTAATGCCCATTCTCTACCTTTCAAACCTTTTGCTTTACGTTCTTCTTTACTTAAAGAGTAAACTGCTTTAATTTGTTCAGCTGCGTCTTCTGGTCTACATCTGTCATCCCAAATATAAGGTGTAACAGGTGAACCTTGAATTGAACGATTAGTTGGATAAACTGGAAGTGCCCATTCACCATGTTCTCTAAGAGTACCTGTGTTGTTAGAAGGAAAATCAGCGTCAAATTCTACCCATTTACCATTTTTAACAAATCGCATTTGATCTTGCATTCCACCAGTTACATTAGCAATAATTGGATTTCCTACTAACATTGCTTCAGTTAATGCCAATCCCCAACCTTCATTACTTGTTAGTAATATTTGAGCATCAGTCATGTTATATAAAAAATTCATTTGAGCTGGAGGGAGTTTTTCAGGTACAAATATGATGTTGTATTTTTCATCATCAAAGAAATATTCTTTAACAGCCGCTAAATCTGTTCCATTGTCATCAACAATGTCTGTGTGAAGTAAGAAAGCACAACGTTTTGCTTTTTCTTCAGATAAAGTGTCAACAAAATACTTATAAGCTAAAAGTGTGTCAGGAATTTGTTTTCTACGAATGTTTCTTGAGTTGAAAAACAATACAAAATCATATTCTTTTCCTTTAAATATCTGCTGTTTGAATTTTTCAAACTCAGAATGTTCAGATGAATTTTTAGCAATAGGCTTAAATAAATCGTGGTTTAGACCATGAGGCACATATTCGATGAGCTTATTTTTTGCTTTATCACCTAACACTAGCTTGTTAATGTTAACAGTTTGTTTAGAAATTCCTAACAAAGCATCACATGCTTCATAGTATGGTCTATTGTACATTGGAGCCGGATAGTCGTCCCAAATGTTTAAGTAAACGATAGGCATTTTTCTACGAATTTCGTTTTCAATTTGAAACAACCATGAAAAATATCTTGGATCAGTGATCAAAAAGATAGCATCTGGTTTTTCAACTCTAATTAATTGACGAATAAAATTTGGATCACCATATCCATCTACTGGATAGATCATAACAGATGAGTCTGTTAAACCTGTGTTGGTGTTAGTGTCTGGTGATAAGTCTAATTTTTTACCTTTATCAGGGTGATTAATAGCACCTGCTATTTGTATCCAATTAAAATGTTGAGATGTGTTGAGAACCATTTCACGAGCAACTGTTGCTACTCCGCTATGTACTCTAATGTCATCACAAATTAGTAAAATTTTCTTCCTCTCATTTTGAGGAATGTAAGCAAAACTTGAATTCATATAACTTATTTATTGTGATTAGTAACTTGTTTTCTAAATTCTTCTGAGTTAAGATATAAATCCATTGCTCGATTTACAAGCTTATTTAATGAAAATTTTCTCCTAATACACTCTAATTTGAAGACGTCAAATAGTTCTTTATCGACTTTGACTGATGTGAGTTGTTCTTTACTTTCCATAACTGTGTATTTATATATAAATATATACAGATATCAAGAAGATGCCTTATCACATAACTCTCTTTTGTCTTTATATTGACAGTAAAGACAACTTGACTTATTTGGTGTTGCTTGATGATCTGTAGTTTTGAAAGTACCATCTGTGTTAAATACGTCTTCAATAAATTTATTTAAAGCGGTTTTTGCTTTTTTCATTTTAATTTTACCAGCGGTAGGAGCAAACTGCTGAATGCGTTTTTGAGGAAAATCACTTTTTTCCCATATTTTACGTTTTAAAATAAAAAATTCAACATGTATGTTGTCTTCAGGCACTCCAAATTGCTCGCTAAAAAAATGCTTGTACAATAGGACTTGGAATTGTTTGATTTCGTCTTTCTTTTCCTTATCACCCCACCCACGAGTACTGGTTTTAATATCGTATATGTAAAATTCGTTTGTGGGCTCATGATATAATACAAGGTCAATAAATCCGTTAAATAAAACGTTTTTATAGCGTTTATCTGGCGCTATAACTATGGGTGTTTCAATACCTGCTAAATGCCAATTTCTTAAAGTAAAATACTCACTACGTTTTTTTTTAATGAAGTCTAGTATAGCTAAACCATCATCATAAAACTCTCTCATTTCTTTTGGACTGCTAAAGTGAACATTTTTGTTGTCCTTATATCCTTTAGCATAATTTTCTCTAAATCGGTCTTCAAAGTATTCTTCTATGTTTATAGCATCTGCATTTACTCCACCTTTAGTGTACATCACAGATAAGTAGTTTTGTAGTGTTTCATGAATAGCAGTTCCAAAAGTCATGTTTATAGAAAAACTAGGCACCTTGTGTCCGTCTCTGTATTGCAACGCCCATTTTTTAGGACATTGTGAATACATTGACAATTGAGAATATGAAATAGTTTTATTAAATGCGTAGTTTATTTCTTGTGGAACAAAATTACGAATTTGTTTTACTATAGAAGGTGTTTTGTCTTTAGTTTTCATATATAGGCTCAAATGTCTCTGGATTGTATCCTTTTATTTTTCGATGTTTATTTTCTTCTAAGTATTTATCTTGTTCAAGTTTTTTCTCATCAAAATTTTCTCTGATGTTTAATAATCCATCTTTTAATTCTTGAGGAATATCTGGATTATTTAGAAAAATTTCATCGGTCTTTCTAAATTCTTCAGAAATTTGTTTCATTTTTTCTATTAATTCTTCTGGTGTTTGTTTCATATATTTACCCATTTTTTTGTTGTTTAAGCATTGTTTTTACTTTTTGAAGATATAGGATAGCGTCCATATGTTCTTCTAGAGCGTGATTGATGTAATCTTCAATTGATAGATCTTCACGATCTAAAGTAACGCCATACTTTTTTTCACCAAATTCGGCTCGCGCAACAAAATTTTCAACAATTGTTTGAACTATTGAGTCTGGAGTATAATTAATGTATTGTACTTTGCTCATTTTACTAGTTTTTTGATTTCTTTTTCATCAATACCCTTAGTAGCCAAAATATTTTCTAACCATACTTTATCAGTTAATGAAATATATTCTTCAGCTTCAACTGTTGAACATTTAAAATATTCTGCTATATGTTGAGCTGCCTCAGGTGATGATTTTTTGTTAGTAGATTTAATAAATGGAGAATAAGTGTTTTTTGATTTAGGAATCATCCAACAATATACCTCATACATTCGTTTATTGTCTTTAATATTCAATCCTTGTACATAATTAACAATGTCAATGTACTTTGGATTCATGCTTAAAAATTTATTAATCATGTATCCATTAAATTGTTTTTGTTGTTCAGGATTGAATGAATCCCAAGACGGTTTAATATCAATGATTGCTTTAATCCAATCAAAGATAGTAAATGTTTTAGCTTTACTTGTTGTTGTAGATTTCATATTCTTCTTTTAATTCTTTTGGCAACATGTCGATTAAAATTTTTCCTGTTTTTACATCGATAAACACTGGAATTGGAATGACTGCGTCTTCACTTGTTCCAGCTAGAAATTTGCTGATTTTTCTTAACACAACAGCTTCTTGAAATATTTGATTTCCGTCTGTTGATTCGATTGGTGTGGACTGTTTGATGTCCACATTCATTTTTAATTGTTCTTGGCTCATTTTTTTTTTTGTTTATTTGATTGTTTCTAAAATTTTACATATGCAGCTCATAATATTTATTTCTTTGTCCAAAACAAAATGAGCGTGATACATATGTTCCTCCAAAGTACATATAATTGTACCTTCATTTCCTTTAGCATATTCACTTAACTTGTTGTATAAAAACTTATATAAACTTTCAAAAGACTCTACTTCAGCATTTGCAATAATT